CAAGACCACGGACATCTCGGCAAGGTACTCTCGGATCAGACCCGCAGGCTCCCAGTCCTTCAAGAACAGGAACAGGTGCCCACCGCCAGACTTTGACCGGCACACGAATAGCGGCAGCTTCAACGCAGCAACCTGCTTGGCCAACCCGGCCAAGTCCAGATCGTAGCTGTCGATATCCAGCGCGCCAAACTTGCACTTGTTCTCCCGGTTGATCGGGATCGAGCCAATGCCCGCCTTTCCGTCAAGGTGCGACTGAACCAACTCCTCGGTCAGCGGTTCTCGGACCACGCGGCTTTGTGCCTCGGTCTTGCCGCTGCGCGTGACGCGGCCGACGATTGTTTTCCCGTGGCCGTCGCTCGATCCCTCGAACGCGGCCAACATCCTCTTCGCATCGGACATGCTTGGCTCCAAAGTGAAGAAGGCGCGGGGCTACTGCACCCCGCGCCATGCTGCTCAAAACGGGATGTCTCCCCGGTCTTCCGCATGAGCCCCACCACCGATGGACTCCTCCGGAGCAGCCTTCACATCGCCAGCCATCACGGACTCGCGAAACGCCTTCGCCTCAAGCAGCAGCGAACGGTCGTTGACCAGACCGACCTTCTCTACTGCGTAGTTGTTCCACGAACCTTGGTCATTGGACTCCTCGGTCGTGGTCAGTTTCCACATGGTCGCGTAGACCGCAGGCGTGACCATCTGCCCGTTCTTCGGGTTCTTGATCCGCTGCAGTGCGATCTGCGTCTTCCAGCGACGCGAGATCTTCAGTTGCGTGGACTTCATGTCCACAACCGCAGGTTGGAAGCCGCCGTCAGGATCAACGATCAGGCAGAAATGCTGGTCAGACTTCACCAGTTCATCGCCGGTCGGCAGGATCTCCTTCGACCCGACACGGTTCGTCCGCTGGAGCATCGGATCCGTCGGAGAGATCTCACCCTTGAACCCACCGCCCTGCTCGCGCGGCGTGAACATCAGGTACTTGGTTGTCTGGTAGCAGGGCACCACGACGATGCCGTCCTCGCCAGACCAGTGCTGACCCGTCACCGTGTTGAACAGATCGCCCTGCGAAGCGCCCTCGATGTACTCAGACTTCTTCTTGTTGAGTTGCGGCGACAGCGCCTGCAGCACCCGCACGAACGGGATCTGCATTTCGGAGCTGTCAAACGCGGCACCGTCCCCTGCGAGGAGATAGATGTCGTCCAGCACCTCGGTCGAAACCTCGGTGTTCTCTTTCTTGGCTACTGCAGTGCTCACTTGCTATCCTCCTCAGTCTGAGCATCACGGGGTTCTTTCTCCCCGTCTCGTTCCATGGCCTCAAACAGCGCCTGTTTGGCGTTCACCTCGTACAGAAGAGGTTTTCCCTTTCCGCGGCCACCGCAGGTGCATGTTGCATCTTCCGCATGAACGCCGTCATACGGAAGAACCGACGATGCAGACGACCAAATCGATGTGCGTTCATCAGCCGAAAGATCACTGAAAACCTCGTCAAAGGCCGCGCGACTATCAATCGTCGTTTCGTTGGCGTTACGGCGCATGAAGATCGCCGTAGAAAATGCTTCCGCTACTCTATTCATGCCTTCCTCCGGATCTCAGCTGCGTTGGCAACGAACGCCCCGAACATGTCGAGGTCGATGGGCTTGCCCGACACAACGCGCTCCTTGACGAATGCCCGCAGTGTCGAGGAATGGATGTGGGTCTTGGTCGAGGGGTGGAACCCCTTGGCCTCGAGCATACCGACGACGTCACCAGCGACGTTGTCCTCGCCCTTGCCAAAGGTCAAGACGACGTCATTCTTGATGATGTCATCCAGCCCGTTGCTTCGCAGCCAGTCGAAGGCTTCTTCCTTGCGCTCGACGGGAATCGACGCATGAACGATCAGCTTGCGCTGCACCGTCACGCCGTCAACGTCGACGCGCTCCAGGCCCATCTCGTCCATCAGGGCCGGGATGGTCTCAACCGACAGCTTGTGACGCTCGGTGTTGAGCGACTTCACATGCGCCTCGGCCTCTTCGATCTCTGCGTCAAGACGACGCAGCTTTCGAACCAGCTGGCTTAGTGACTTGGCCGTGTCGGTCTGCACGTCCTTGAGAGCGACGCTCTCGTCGAACATGTCTTCGAACAACTCCATAAGTTTCTCCTCTTCAGGGTTGTGGTTGACACACAACCGCGCCAACCGTAAGGTGGACTCTATAGGAGGTTCCAGATGTCTGTCAACTATATCTTCAAAACCACACCATACGAACACCAGCGAACCGCACTGGATCGCGCTGGACTGCGCGAGAGATACGGTTTCCTCATGGAGATGGGAACCGGCAAGTCGAAGTGCCTCATCGACAACATGGCGCAGCTTTACCTGAACGGTAAGATCGACTTCGCCCTCATCATCGCCCCCAAAGGCGTCTACCGTAACTGGGTCAGCAAGGAGATCCCAGAGCACCTGCCAGATGAAGTGCCCCATCGGGTTATCCGCTGGGTCGCCAACCCGAACAAGAAGCAGAAGGAGGAGATGCAGGCGGTCACAAAGCCCTTCGACGGGCTGACCGTCTTCGTTATGAACGTCGAGGCTTTCTCGACCAGCAAGGGCCAAGGAGCAGGCGTCTGGTTCGCAAAGAACAAAGGCAAGAACGCCCTCATCGCCATCGACGAAAGCACCACGATCAAGAACCACAGCGCCAAGCGCACCAAGTCACTCACACGGATCGCCGCAGGCTTCGCCTACCGCCGCATCCTGACAGGCTCACCCATCACCAAGTCGCCCATGGACGCCTACTCCCAGTTCGAGTTCCTCGGACCTGGGACCTTGGGCTTCGATTCCTACTACGCCTACCAAGCGCGCTATGCGGTGCTGATGAAGCGCAAGATGGGGCAGGCATCGTTCAACCAGATCGTCGGCTATCGGAACTTGGACGAGCTGACCGACCGCATCGACCGCTACGCCTACCGGGTGCTCAAAAAGGACTGCCTCGATCTGCCCGAGAAGGTCTTCACCGTGCGCTACGTCACGATGACGGAAGAGCAGACGCGCATGTACGAGGACATCCGCAGGCAGGCACTGACCATGCTCGACAACGGGGAGATGGTCACGACCCAGCACGCCATCACCCAGCTCCTGCGCCTGCAGCAGGTCCTGTCCGGGCATCTTCGCACGGACGACGGCGCCATCGTGACGTTCAAGTCGTCACGCCTCGATGCGCTGACCGAGATCCTCGAGGAGCATGACGGCAAGGCCCTGATCTGGTCCAGATTCCGGCACGACATCCAGACCATTACCCAAGCCCTGCGTGATCGGTACGGGGACGATAGCACCGCGGCGTACTACGGGGACACTTCGGACGAAGAACGCAACGCAATCGTCCGTAACTTCCAAAACCCCAAGCACCCGCTGCGCTTCTTCGTCGGAAACCCATCCACCGGGGGCTACGGACTGACGCTGACAGAAGCGAACCTTGTGATATACTACGCCAACTCCTTCGACCTTGAACACCGGCTGCAGTCGGAGGATCGGGCTCACCGCATCGGTCAAAGGAACAACGTCACCTACGTCGATCTCATCAGCGAAGGCACCGTCGACGAGCAGATCGTCAAGGCCCTGCGCAACAAGATCGAACTCGGCGCAAGAGTACTCGGAGAGGAGGCACGAGCATGGCTAAACCTAAGCCCAAAGACATTGATATAGAGAAGACCATCGAGGTCTTCATCGACTACCGGAAGGGCATGCGCAACAAACGCACCGCCCTCGAGGCCCTGATGAAAGAGACGGGACTTGAGCCCGAGGTGGCCAAGGTCTTTCTTGCAGCCATGAAGCGGGAGAACGTCACAAGTATCAGGGGATACAGCAAAGCACCGAAGAAAAAGGAAGGGGGCCAGTAGGCCCCCTAGTTCTTTGCAAATGTCTCGTCGTGTGCCCTCTTGATCAGCACAGATAGCTGTCGAGCCTTGGACCTCTGGTCAGACCTCGCCAACTCATCAAGCATGTCGTAGACCTCCAGCGGAACAGCGACATTCCGAAACACTTGCTTCTCGTCCTTCATCGGTCTCTGCCTCTCACTGCAGCATCAGTCGATACTGCACCATGACGTCTTGCTCCTCTTGGAGCTCGCCCTTGTCCCTCTTCCGCTCCCGAATGATCTGGCGCAACGCCTTCACATTGTAGCCCTTCGACTTGAGGACGGTGAAAATGTCGCGCTGGTCCCGCGCCACATCCTTCTTCTCCACCTCAAGCCGCTCGTAGTCAGCAACCGCCCGTTGCAGTTCCTCAGCAGCAGCACGCATCGCGTCCTGATTGTGCTTGCGGAAATCCGGATCGTCCTTCATCGGTAGCACGCCTCTCTCCTAGCCTGTTTGTGGACAAAACGCAACTATTCAAACTCCTCTATGTTGATCGCATACAACAAGAACGAGGCTCTCGCCTGCCCCGGCCTGCGGTACACCTCCGCCTTCACGATCTTCCCATCGTTAAACAGACGCGCCGTCGTCGTCCCGACCTCGAGCACGTCGATCTCCAAGTCCGAGGACAAGTCCGCATTCGAGAAGATCCCGCCTGAACGCATGTGCGCCAAAATGCGGTCCTCGACCCTCGGATTGACCTGCGCGACCGGCCGATCTTGGACCTTGGTCCTCTCAACTCGGACCGCGCGCCACGGGATGTTGCCGCGCTTGTCTTCGTAGTTTGGCAGCACAAACGCCCGAACCTCGTCCAGCGGCTGCAACTTGAGCATCGCCGTGATCCGGGAGTTGATGAAGATCGCCTCACCCTCCTTCGTTGTCGCGAAGGCACTGCCTGCCAGCGACACATTCTCGATCACGGCATCCTTGATCTCGGTTATCGTGTCCGTCATCGTCATCCTAGTCTCCTCTTGATTTCATATGGTCACTATCCGTAACCTGTCCGCAATCAACACACAAGCGGTCAACCACGCGTAAGCACCCACACCGCCTTGAGAGACGCCCCGTACGACTGGCGTTGCGAATAGGGGATCTCCTTGACGGGGATTGCCCTGACAAGCCCCTTCCTCGTCAGCCGGTCAAGGGCGCCCTTGGCGGCTTGTCTGGACACGGCGATCTTGTGGGCGATGTCCACAATGGCAAGACCCATCGGATATGCGGCCATGACCTTCAGGATGAGTTCGTCCGTCGGGTTTGTCGCCCCAGGCTGATACCGGGCGTACGCAGCCTTGACGATCAGATCGGGAGCAGGCTCCTCAACCTTCGGCGGCTCGACCGATGCCCACGGCCGAGACATGCGCGCTGACGGCGTGCGCGGGGCAGCATCCGTTGTCACGCTGGGCCGTCTGGCTTGGACCGAGGTCCTGGGACTTACAGTCTCCTTGATCGCTTCGAGCTCCGCGGACCTGTGCCTGTGGATGGCGGCGGCGATCTGAGCCTCGTATTTTGTGGCGAGTTTGGCGTTGAGGTTGTAGGCGGGGATCAGGATCATCACACATCCTTCCACGGGTTCGGGTTGTCGCTCGACAACCGGCGCTCCAGTTTCCGCAGCTCCTCGGCCACGGTCTCGTTGGGCTCGTTGAAAGCAGGGTCCACCTGCATCAGGCGGTTCGCGGTCCGTGACCATAGGTCCCGCCAATACTCGGCGCGCTCCTTCCAATAGGCAGCCTGACGCGCCTGCTCTTGCAGTTGGATGCGGAGGTCGTCGGTCATCACTTCTCCTCCCTCTTCCACTTCCTGAACACGATCTTGAAAGCCTCGGTCACGGCGCGCTCGACGTCCTCTTCACTTACCTGCATGTCGGTTCTCCCATCTCGCCAGCAGATCGCTGCTGCTTTGCATCTTGCCGCCGCCGACGTTGAACGCAAAGTTGACGCGCGGGTTTCGGTTGTACTTTTCAAATTCGGGCGTGTTGCTCTCTCCCCTGTCGCCCCCGTTGGCGAAGATGACACGCGCTCCTGACCACATCCTGAGCGCCCGCTCGATAGCGTGGCAGGCGGTGTCGTCACTGTCGTCGAAGAAAAGCACCGTATCAACGACGCGCAGGGCGCGGATGATGTTGGCTCGGTCCTTGCGCGGCATGAACGCAGCGCCCTTCTTGCGGATCAGCCACTCGTCGCTGTTGATCCCGACGATCAGCCTGTCCCCGAGCGTGGCTGCCGCGTTGAGGTAGTCCAGATGCCCGACGTGCAGCGGATCAAAGCCGCCCGTAACTAACGTGACGTACATCACCACTCCCCCGTCCAATGCTTCATCCCGAACTCCGCATAGAGCGCCCGCTTCTCCTTCTCGTGGTCGATGTCAGTGTCTCCCCTGTGCAGGATCGTATTGTAGGGCGGCTGCTCACGGTAGGTCGCGATGAACGGCATCGTGGCGATCTGCTCTCGCAACTTGGACATCACCCACGGACCACAGCCCGAGTTTATAGGATAGCCCGTGAGCGTCTCTGTCACCGCGTGCATGTAGGTCTGGGGCCCAAGGTAGTAGGTGCTTGTCTGCCCCTTCCTGCGGCGGTCGATATACAGGGCTGCTGCCAGTTCAAAGGCAGGGTTGCCTGGTTCCGTCGCCATGAAGTCCTGACTGAAGTCGTGGTCGAGACAAGTCGGTAACACCCACGACGCACTCTTTGGTATAGCAACGTCGAGCGGTGTGTCGCAGATGCGGTCTATGTCGCAGTAGACGCCGCCCTCTTCGTAGAGTTTGATGAGCCGCCACAGGTCCGTTTTGGTGACAATGTGGTCGTTGCGGATCAGTCCCCAGAAGTTGCTGCCGAGGTGGAACTCCAAATACTTGTTCACCTCCGCATCCTCGTGGATCGTTATCGTCCACTCGGGGTTCAGGTCGATCAATCTGCGAAGGCCGAGGTTAACGAGAGTGGCTTGACTGTTAACTATTTCCTTCGTCGGCCATGTCATATGAACATGCTTGGGGATCATCACACATCCTTCCACGGATCTGGGTTCTTCAACGCCTGCGTGATCTTCCTGATTTCTTCTGCCGTGGTCGTCATCGGCCCAGACAGTTCCGGGTCTACACGCAGCAGCCGGTTCGCGGCCCTGCTCCACAGGTCACGCCAGTATTCGGCGCGCTCCTGCCAGAACGTGGCTTGCTGCCGCAGTTCTTGGATCTCGCGCTTGAGGTCGTCGGTCATGGGTTGTCTCCCTCAATCTCGGCCAGCATGACAGTCGCACCACGACGGTAGTGAGACACATGGCGATATCCTACCCTGTCATCCCGCATGGCGGTCAACCTTTCCACCGCCTTCGCCAACTTGGCCTCCAGTGCCTCAATGCGGTCGGCTGCTTCGTCCCAATCAGCGGCTAGCTCGGCGTCCTGTTTCGCGCATTTCTCGTGGTCCAGAGACAGACGAACAGCGTAGGTATTGGAGGGGCTGCGATGACCCTGATCGAACAGAAGGCGCTGGCCCATCAACGCAGCCGCCACAGCTTCGTTATTGGCTTGAATAAGTCTCTCATGTTTCGCCCTATCCCGCAGCCGCTTCACCAGATCGTCGTCGTCGGTCATGTCTTGTCTCCCTTCAGTTCTGCGAGGGTGGTGCGGGCCTGCATGATCGACCTCCAGCAGCACCAGATGTCGTGTGATACGCCAGCGCCATGCCTGACAAGCGCGGCAAGCGGGTCTGTATCGGCAGGCAGGTGGTTCTCGGGCAGCCAAGTCACCAGATGGTTGCCGCCGATCATGCAACCTTCCAGCGCCTCCACCGCCTTCGCCAGCTTGGCCTCAAGATCACGAACAGCTTGTGCTCCGATCCTGTCACACTCGGAGTAGGCGTTACGGTATTTCTCGCAGGTCGCCAGCTTGGCAACCAGAGCCTCGATGCGGTCGGCCACCGCCTTCACAGCATCCGCGCTGTCGCAGTCGCAGTCAGGATCGTGCAGCCCCCGGCCTTTGTAGGCTTCATGGCAGCGGCAGCGCACGAGGTCTTGCAGTTCTGCGAGGGCTTGCTTCACCGGGTCGTAGGTCATGGCTTCGGCTCCTCAATGAACTGCGCGGGGTCTAGGGCGCGGATGGTTTGCTCTTGGTCAAAGCAAGCCCTTTCCGGCATCGGCCCCATGATTTGACGTTGACGGATATCCTCACACGCTTGAGCAGCCCCCTCAAGCGCCCGCTTGATCGCGGCCTCCATGTCGGCGCGGGTGTAGGTCAGATTTCTGCGGACGTATTCGGTGCCGCTGGGATCGTCAGTGTCGTCCCAATAGCCACCCGTCCAATCATCTGAAACAGGGATGGTGTGGTCGTTGTAGTCGGGCCAGACCCTTATCCGCTTCGGTGCTTCACTCATCACACCTCCTCCTTCTCCAAGTCATATGTCCAGAACTCGTAATCTGGGCCGGGAAGATGGCCGTACTTGCCTACCCTTGCCCGCATGACGGGCCGCAGCCACACCCACTCGCCATACCACAGGCGCACAGGCCTCCATGCAAACCACCTGTGGACTGGGCCAAAAGGCTTGCCGAAAGCATAAACATCAGGCCACTTCATCACACTTCCTCCGCAAAATACTGCGGCAGTTGGCCTTCGACCCACTCGCGGCGGATCACGGCGATGCGGGCGCTACCTGCGTTGTCGTCAGCGGCTTCGCGAGTTGGCCACCAGTTTTGGAAACTGTAGCCATAGTCATTCGCCCACTGCACCTGCTTCTTAGGCACGCCTGTCTTCTTACCGCTCACAGCTTCCCCTCCAGCTTCTCAAGCCGCGCCTTCATGTCGAGCAGCATCTCGAACAACTTGATGTAGAAGTAAGCGTCAGGCCCGGACGGAAACCCGAGCAACTTGGCGAGACGCTGTGCCTCTTCAATGTCTTTACTCACAGCTTCCCCTCCCGCATCTTCCTGAACACGGCTTTGAACGCCTCGATCACGGCCCGCTCTACTTGCGCCTCGGTCATCGAACCCTCCCGCTCTTGAGATTCCCGGCCACATTGAGGTGGAACAGCGGCACCTCGACCCACTGCCCATCGAGATATTGATCGAGACGCCAGCGGATATTGCTTGGGTGCAGCCGGTCCTCTGCTTCTTCGTTAATCAGCCACTCGACCACGCGGATCGTTCCTTCCTTCATTGGCTCACCCCCAGATCGCTCGGCCTCATCGGCGGGATCGGCACCGGATCACGCACCACCCGCAGCCCCGGTGGCCTCGGCGGCGGGATCGGCACAGGCTCATGCAACCTGTGCGTCTCGCACACAATCACCGCGCCGGGCTCCTCATGGGCGATGATCGCCTGCACCGCACGGCAGTGATCCATCTCGGCATACACGCCGACATAGCCTTGCCAACCTGTGGACAGGCCGACAGTCAGGATCGTCACACTCAGAACGGACATTCTTCTCCCCTCCTGTACCACGGCTCCCGCGCCTGCTCCTCACGCTTCGGAGGCTTAGGCTGCGGCGGCGGTGTCCTAACACCTTGCTGCTTCAGTTCTTCTTCCAGCCACTTGGGCAGCGGTTCCTCATGCGTCGCCATTGTTCATCGGCTCCCTAACCATCCGCTCAACCACCTGCGCCAGCAACTTGATCTCGCCAGCACGCTGCACGTTCCAGTAATTCCCTGCCGTCTTGTCGTTCATGATCAACTCAGCAACACGCTCAATCCGATGCAACGCAGACAACAGGTCCTCGATCCTCGGTTCAGCCCACTTCGCCATCACGGTCCCTCATACTCTTCAACCAACAGCCACGGCATCTTGTCGCGGCGAACATGAACCAGATTTGCCTCGATCTGGTCGTACTTCGACCGACGCAGCCGACGAACAACGCCCGCCGCGCGCTTCGTCGAACCAATCCCCCACACCAGACGCGTCGTAGACTGGCCCGTGTCAGAGTTGACCCCGACGATCTCGTAGAACACCTCAAACGTCTCTTTCATCAGTCCCTCCTCTCCAACTCCGCCTTGTACATCTTCAGGTCCAGCAGCAACTCCGCCTTCTCCACCGACAGCCGAGCCACCACCTGCTCCAATCGCGCAATCTCACTGCGCTGCTTGGTAACCTTCGTCCGCAACCACGAAAGCTCACTCGTCGTCTGCGTCATCATCCACCTCAATCTCACCACGCCCACGGCAGTGGTCGCACACATCCCACTCCGAAGTCAGGTAACCGTACGGGTTCGAGAACCCCATCGGGACCGCAACCTCATACTCAACCTCACCTCGGCCCTCGCAACTCGGACATTGGATCCACTTGGTCAGCATCACATCACGCTCCTGATGAAGGTCGCCGCGACTTGCGGGACGATGGCATTGCCGTAACCCCGCAGTCGTCCCACGCGGGCGGATACCCCATGAGCCAACGGGAATGTGTTGGATTCAACTGGCCGCCACTTTCCATCGCGGCAGAAGAGCCAGTCAGCATCTCGCCATTGGCCGTTAGTCGGGCGGGGCCGTGCGGCGGCAAATGCGGCTTGTCCCCAAGCTGATTGACCGCCACCGTCGTCATGCTCTCCTGCGATCCCTTCTTGCCGTTGCTGCGGTTCTGATAGCCTCTCCTGGCTTCCTCTGCTTCTGGCGTCGGCCAGCCCGCCATCGCCGCCCGCTGCGGCAGAGGGATGCCCGTGTCCTGCGGCCTGATCGTCCCGTTGCCGCGCGACCCATCCTGCGCTGTCGGCGTCGGCCATCCCGCCATCAGCACGAAGTCGTTCAGATTGTTCGACCGATCCGGGTTCTCGACCCGATCCTCGCCGCCCGATCTGAAGTCCCGCATCTGCGGCGTCGGCCAGCCGCTCTCCGACGAACCAGAGCCGCTGTCTGATATGCGGCGCGCCGATGCCCGCAGCGCACAGATCCGCAGCCCCGACGGCGTAGCCCGTGGCTTCCATGTCAGCGTGTACAAGGTCGAGCCAGCCGAGGCCGTCCTTGCTCGCAACTTGCTCTCCAAAGACGATTGCAGGCTGGCACTGGCTGATGAGGTGGTGCCAATGCGGCCAGAGGTGCCGCTCATCAGCAGCCCCCGCTCTTCTGCCTGCCGCGCTGAAAGGCTGGCACGGACAGGATCCGGTCCAGACGGGGCGGTCGTCGGGCCAACCTGCAAGCCGCAGCGCGTGGCTCCATCCTCCGATCCCTGCGAAGAAGTGGCATTGAGTGTATCGACCCAGTCGATCTGGGTCCACGTCTCGGATGTCCGTTTCATCTACGTCCCCTGCGGCGATATGGCCGCCCTTGATCAGTTCACGCAGCCACGCGGCCGCCTTCGGGTCGATCTCGTTGTAATAGGCTGTCATGCCACCAGCCCCAGCTCAGCAGCCTTGCGGCCGCGCAGGTACCAGCCGTAGCCCAGCGGCTCAAACTCGCCATGCCGCATGTAGCTGGGCACGCTCCTGCAATTGCCCTCGCGCTGGTCACGAACCCCGTCGCGATACGCGCACTCGGTGTAGAAGCAGGGGAAGGTCAGGCTGTCGATATCAGTCATGTCTGGTCTCCTCTGGTCTTGTGTAGATGTTGTGGAGAACTTGTAGCAAGGGGCGGGGAGGGCGTCAAGACCCTCCCCAGCCGAGAGGTCACCGAACGCGCCAAATGCGGACGCCGCCATCCTCGTCGTACTGCTGGCGGAAATGCTTCTTCGCGTAGTTGGCATAGCGCGCAAAAGCGGTAACGAGGCGCTTCAGATCATCCTTCGAGTCAAACAGAGAACCCGGATAATACACGCTGTCACCAACCTCCATGATGCGAGCCTCAGGGTACTTGACCCCGTTCCTGGTGCCCTTGCCGACAAAGGGACAAGGAACATCCTTCTCGATCTTCACGTCGTACATCGTAAGCCCTTTCGTGGTGTTGTCCGTGTGTAACGTAGTAAGGTGTATCGATATGTATGTCAAGAGGCTTGGACCTCGGAACTTGGACCTTGGACCTCGGAACTTGGACCTCGGCGAGTTGCCTATATAAGCAGTTTTGCCAGAGATTCGGTGTTCGCGCGTGAACGCACGCGGATTTGCGGTAAATACGGTAAAAATGGCTGTTTTTCGCTGTAAGTGTATGGAAAACAAAGACATTTTTCTTACAAACGCTCTTACATGGGTGTTTTTC